CTTCTCAACGGCCTCCTTATGACCAGGATGGTATCCGTCTTGATATGCAATCCTAAACTCTGAATCAGCTAATAAATCGTTGATTTGTTCTTGGGCTGAAGCTGCATTCATACCACCAAGAACTGCGTTATTTGATCCTGGTAATACTGAATCTTCAGCTAATACTTCTCCTATTCGGGCAAATACTTTCAATAGTTCTGGATGGTTTCCCATACCAGTTTCTTCCAAGACTTTTACCGCTTCAGGAGTAGCAAAATTCATAAATGCTCTGCGAGCCATTTCAAGATTGTGGTTGAACTTGTCACCCCATTCCTGTTGTAGCTCTTGCAGATTTTCTACTTCAAACTGCTCAAACTCTGCATCTTCCTCATCCATGCGATTTTGCATGTCCTGTTGGTAGATATCGTATAGTGCAGATGCTTGGTCATTGTTTAAACCTAGCTGATGAGCAATCTGTCTGTAGTTTGCTGTATCTTCTGGTGAATAATCACCTAGTTGATAACCATCATGATCTTCTGGTCTTCCTAAAGCATTATAAACATCATCATACGATTCACCGTTTTGTGGTAAACGTAGAAGCTGTTCTGCAGGAACACCCATTTTTTTGACTAGATTGACATAGGACTTAGCAAGTTTGTCTACGCTATCAAAAGTCTGTAATGATGGTTCTTCATTCAATCCATCTGGTAATCCAGTAGGATCAAACGATAAAGTTGGTTGTTGTTGTATTGGCTGATCTGAACTTAACAGACTACCGCCAATGGCTTCTGAGGAACCAGCATCTGGGCTTGGTGCTGCTTCAGAAGTTGTCATCGATGCTTCGGTCATAATTCTGTTTCATCATGGTTTGTATTCGGTCCGCATCTAAAGAAACATAATTCAGGATTGCGAGGACCACCGATCTTCGTCCTTCGTTATATGCAGTTTCATGCGAACTACTGGTTTGGGTGGAAGTCCAGACAAAGTTATTCTTCATCAAGTCTTCCAGTACTTCTCTTCCTGGTTCGGTTGAGAATACTTCTTTGTAGGTTGCCCTACGTTTTCTATCTTTATCAAACATCAGCTTGCTAACTGTTCAGCAGCCATTGCTCGATTCTTTTCTGCTGCAGACGTAGTTTGATCAATGTTGGCTGAGATCTGTGCTTGCTGTAGTGTCTGCAGTAGCTGTGATTGTTCTTGTTGCTGTTGTTGTTCCTGTTGAAATTGAGCTTCATCTTTAACCACACTAGGTGGTGTTCTAAGAATATCTGCTCCAAGTTTGACTACTTGTGAAGTATCCAGCCTCTGCAGAATGGTTGGGTCGATTTGGGCTATAGGAGTTAAGAACTGAATCAGTTGGGAAATACTGTTTAGTTCATAGCCCCGCATTGCTACAGAGACTGGATTTCGGTATTCAATCTTAAATTCTTCTTGCTCCATAATAATATCTGGTGCTGGTGGAAGCATATTGGAATTTAGAAGAATTTGTGTTGTTCTTTCGATCAATGGACCAAGCATTTCTATTTCTTGCCTAGCTACAAGAGGTCCAATGATTTGCAAGCGATCCCTTTGCCTTGCTTGAACCTCTGTAGCCGTAAATCTAAGGACATCACCATCGTTTGCTACGGGTCCTGGTAATTCCATCATGTCTAGGTAAAAAGACTTTTCTATGTTCTGTCTAACTTGAGACATCTTTGCTTCTGCAATGTCTACTCTTTGTGCAGAAGGCATTGGAAAGATTCTTTCGTCTTTGCCTAGTCCTGATCGATAGTAGTTAATTCCTCCTGGTGTGGTTCTAATAGGATTCAAGAATCCGTCATCAGGAATCATGAGTGGTGGATCTACAATCTTTTGTAATGCTTTGAGATAAGTTTTTTCCATCTCATTGAGCATCTTTACATCTGCTAATGCTTCAGCACCTGGACCTCTTCCATAGGTTTCTTGTGCATTTCTTTCCCAACGACTGCATACAAAGGGAAATGACTCGAAACCACCTACGTTTAGAATGGTTTTCGCAGTAGGCATGAAGTAGATACTGACAAACGGAAATCGTTTGATAGGAGCATCTTTAAAGGTTGATACAGGCTTAACTGCATGAACACATTCAAACTTGTCGTAATATTTTCCTGCTTCTAAAGCCTTTTTTACTTTGTCAGGCAGTTTTTCTTCGCCAAATGCTTCTAATACTTCTTTTGCAGTATGTTCGTAGACTCGATAGATCGTATCTACACGACCCATATCATTCTTAGCTAGGTAACAGTTATAAAGTGGATAGCTTGAGAAGTATGGTCCTTGTCCAGGTATATCTCTGATATGCATAACACCTGTTCCGAATGCACCTAAATCCAATAGGTATTCATGCATTGACGGATGAAAGTTGTTATGCGGTCTGTTAAAGGTCTGTATTAATACTCTTGTTGATTCCTCCAACCACAGCTGAACATCACGCTCCTGGTTTAATGCACTATTTCTCATCTTTAACTCAAACCAGCTTTGTGTGCTGGGAGTCAATAGATTGTGCATACCAGAAGAGAATCTAGTTAAGGCACGTAAAGGTGTAGATTCAAAAATCTTTTCTCTACGTTTCTCTCCTGCAGTTCTAAGCGTAAGGAAATCACTTCTATTAGGAGAAACAAGATCTCCTATTTCCTGCCAAGTGTTTTCCCAGTTACGCCTAGAATCTTTTAAAGATGCGAGTTCTGACGTTAGCTGTGTGAATAAATCCATCAGCCTGTAAGACCTTTAAAGGTTTGTCTTCGACCAAAACCTGATTTACGTCTTTGGCGCATATTATTTCCGTAAGATGCCATGGAAAATGGGTTAGCGTTTTGAGCAGATTCTGCTGTGTCACTTAGAGTATCTGTTATATCTTCCATTGGATTTCTAATCATGTTAGTGATTTGATCTCCGTAATTTTTTTGTATGTCTTCTGCGGATGATTTAATATTAAAGGCATTTTTAGATCCTCCCAATGCACCCGAC